TTGCAGAAGCGCAGAAGGAAGGATTGGTTGTATTGGTTGATAGCGAATGTGCTTATGATCCTTCTTATGCTTCTAAGATTGGTGTAGACATTGACTCCCTGCTTATTATGAATCCATCGTGCTCAGAGGAAGCGTATGATGCTATTGAGTCTCTTATTAAGAGTAATCAAGTTAGAATGATTGTTATTGACTCTTTAGACGGTTTAGTTCCGCGAAATATTGTAGAGGCGAGCGCAGATGACCAATTTATGGGTCTTGGTGCAAGGATCAATAATCGCTTCTTTGCTAAGATGCAAATTCTTCTTCACGATAACGATTGCACATTAATTGTCGTTTCACAGACTCGTGACAAGATTGGCGGTTATGGCAATCCTGAAACCGTTAATGGCGGTAAGGCTCTTTTGTTCTATGCTACGACACGTTTAGAGATTCGCAGGGATGAAGATATCGTCAAGAGTGGTGAGAAAATTGGACACATTGCTAAGGTAATCACTCGTAAAAATAGGGCATCTAATCCACAACAAACTGCATTTTTCCGAATTGATTGGGGCTACGGGGTCAATAAAGAGAAGTGTATTCTTGATATTGCTTTAGCTAACGGCATTGTCAATAAAGGCGGTGCTTGGTTCACGTTTGAAGATAGGAAAATTCAGGGAGAAGAGGCATTTCTAGAAGAGTTGGAAAATAATACACAGTTCAGAGAAAGTATAATCGAAAAATTGCAGTAACAAATTTAGCATCATAAGGAATCATATATGGCATTAAGGAAGAAACCAACTGGCCCTAGCAAGCGTATCGGCAAGAAACACAGTGAGGAGACAAAGCGTCTTATCTCAGAACGTAGGCGTTCACGCGAAGTTCAGCCGAGGAATGTATCACAGACTCGTAAGCGTACATCGTTTTATCATGAATTGCTTAACGATTATGGCAAGAATAGCGAATTGCGTAAATGGATCGAAGAAAATAAATATGAATTAGGATATATTGAAAATTTAAATTCGCGTGAGCAGTTGCTTGAGTCTTATGAGAAGCATGGCATCTTGACAGAATATTTGGAAATGTATTCAAGGATTTATGAAGAGAAGTGTGGAGATATCATCTTTTCTGATGAGCGAACTCCAGTTAATACTAGGGAAGATGATCCTTGGGAAATGGCAGATAATTTAGACGAGTATAATTCAATTTTCGGTGAGGCAGAATATGAGTGAAGAGCCTGAAGATCTATTGCTTAACCGCTTGATTATTCTTGATAAGCAAATTCTTGAATACAAGCAGACAATTGAAACATGTAGGACTGGCATACAGTTCTTAATGGATATGGTAGAGAAGATGGTTGAGTCGTTGCCCGAGCCGGAAGTAATGCGTGATGCTGCGAACTACGTTGATTATCCAATGTATAAGGAATACCTATTAGAGTGCGCTAATCTGTTTGATTACTATAAGATAAACATTCTTTTGTCTAAGGAGATTAATAAGTGAAGAAGATCATGTTTATGCCCGCCGATTTTGCAGGATGCGGGCAATTTCGGATGTTACAGCCTTGTAAAGACTTGCAGAAAATGCAGAATGAAGAATTATTCACTGATCTCTCGTTTGACCTAGTTCATGATAAAGTTGATAACAACGTATCGTCATTGGCCCTTATGGAGTTGCTATCTCAGTATGATGCAGTTGTTTTTCAGCGAGTTGCATCGCCAAGTATCCTTGAGATTATGCGTCAATGTAAGGAAAAAGGAATTAAGGTATATCTAGAATTGGATGACGCTCTTTTTCATGTAAGTAGGACGAACCCGGCCTACAGGATTTGGAACCCATCAACCCCATCTTGGGCTTGCTTGAAAGAGGCGCTTAGCCTATGTGATAAACTAATTCTCTCCACTGAAGAACTGTCTAGTGTTTACCAGAAGGACAATGTGGTATTTCACAATGCAATTGACTTGACTATGCCAATCTATAATCCATCTAATAATAGGCGTAATGAAATCACGCGAGACAAGAAGATTGTAGGATGGGCCGGTTCATCAAGCCATATCGACTCGCTCAATCAGATTAAGAAGCCAATCAAGAAATTGATTTCGCAGAGGGACGACGTAATTTTCGCGCTTTGCTCTAATCCTGAATTTATGGAGTTCTTTGACATTCCTAAAGACCGTAAGATGTATGTAAAGCATAAACCCTTTGAGTTATGGCCTCCTGTTATGTCTTTATTCGATGTTAGTTTGGCCACAGTTGTTCCCGGCATTTTTAATGCATGTAAGTCTGAGTTGAAGATTCTTGAGGCTGGCGTGTGGGGTGTTCCTAGCGTATGCACTTATGTTGAGCCATATGCTCGTTTTAAGAAGATATCTAATGGCGGAAACTTCACCGTATACGAAAATAACGTAAACGATTGGGTTAATAACATAAATAAACTATTAGATAGTAAAGAAACTTATCAGGATATGAGCGAAAAAACTAAAAACGCCATCGAAAACATTTATAACTTAAGAAAAATAAATGAAAAGAGGGTTGATTTCTTCCGTTCGGAGTTATTATAATGTCTACAGGAAAAAGACCATCTGGCAATAGACCGAAAAGGAGCCCCGGTCGTAAAATACAACTCCCTGACAAGATCAATAATATTGATGAAAATGTCAGAAAGAAGATTATCAATGATAAAAAAGATGAACTAGCTGTTGCTGCTGAAAAGATTGCCCGCGAAATGGCAGCTAGAATGGATCTTGAAATCTCTGCTACCTTAAGTGATGAACAGAAGGAGGCCGCTCTGCTCTATGCGAGCGGCTTCAGTATTGACGAAATAGCTACAAAGTTAAATATCATGAATATTACTTTTGAGAAGTGGCTTAAGGTTCCAGCGTTTTCAAAGCAGATTAATGAGTACATCTATAGCAATGGATTAGTTGATAAGACTGAGCGTGTCAGGTTAGCACAAAGACGACTAAAGGCTCTTAATGACGCCTTCTTCGATAAAATCGACGACATAAATAACCTCAGTATTACAACACTGTCGAAGATGATTCTTGAACACAATAAAGAAATATCTGAATTGGTTGATAATAAAGTTGACAATACAAAGAAGGATATCTCTATTCTTATCGTTAATCACTATAAGAATCAAGGTAAGCAATACAGTGATATTGATGACTTGTTAAACGATCCTGAGTTTAATTTCCCAGTTATTGATGCGGATTTTGAAGATGCATGATCAAATAGCTGAGAAGATATTTAACAGATTTCATAATGATGTAGCAGGCTTTTGTAGCGCGTTCACCAACATCTTTTATGACATGGATGGTAAAAAGCAAGAGCCGTACCCACTTCAAGTTGAATTTATGAATCTTGCTAAATCTCAAGATAGAATTATATCAGTAGTTAAGTGCAGACAGAGTGGCTACACAACATCCATTAAGGCTAAAGCGTTGCATGGTGCGTTTTTTGGCAAAGTTCCAAACTTCCTAATCGCTTCTGCTTCACAATTACAGGCTACTAAAGTTCTTAGGGAGATTAAAGAGGCCGTTTATTCAATGCCTGAATTTATCAGGCCAGAATTTACTAAGGAGACTGAAACTGAACTTCACTTTGCATCTGGCCCTAAACTTGTTTCCTTGCCTGCTAACCCTCAGACCGTTCGAGGATTCTCTGGCTCAGTTGCACTTGACGAGTTCGGTGTGTTGAATAGAAAAGATTCCGAAGCGTTATATGAGGCACTTTTGCCGACACTCGTTAAAGGTTACAACATGGTTGTTGTATCAACACCGAAAGGAAAGGACAATCTTTTTTATGATTTATGTAATCCTAAGCTTGATGATTTTGGTAATTTGGTGGGGATTAGGGCCGACAAGGTAATTAAAGTACACTGGACAGAAGTTCCGCACGTTAAAAAAGCGGTTATTGAAATGGACTTGCAGAATAAGATGACAAAGAAATCATTCTTGCAAGAGTTTTGTTGCGAGTTCGTTGATGAAGAAGATAATAGCTTATTTGACGCTGAATTAGTGCAGGGTCGATTTGTTGACAAGGGTTTAGAATTTATAGATGCCTCTAAGATAGACTTTGTTCCCGGCGATGAATGTCCTGAGAAGTTAGTTAGGAATGATGTTCGTGCTCAATACGATCACATCTTCATAGGCTTTGATCCTGCAATCTCGTTCGACGGTTCATGTGTTTCCGTATGGGGAGTTAAGGATGATGAATGGTCACAGTTATTTCTTAAGATTATGCCAAAAGGTATGGAGGTATCTGCACAGTGTGATTATGTCAGTAGATTGGCGCAATTATTTAATGCGACTAGAGTTGGGCTTGATGCTACTGGTGGTATGGGCCTTGCATTTCTTCAGAGAATGAGAGATACTAAGATAGCACACCTATTGCTTCCAATTACCTTTAGTTCAACATTCAAGACTAAAGAATATGCAGAAATAAAGAATAAAATGCAGTGTCATTTGATGAAGTCACCAGAACATCATGAAATGATTAAGCAATTTATGAATCTAAACTACAATCCCGTAACCGGCAGGATTGCCGCTGCGGGCTCTTGGCGTAATAACCATGATGATATTCCTTCAGCAATCTTATGTGCCCATGCTTGCAGGGCAAAAAGAAACAATAGTGGCTTCAGTATAATTTAGTGGAGATAAGTATGAATTATAACGATAACGATGAAGAAGTTAAAAGGGTATTGGAAGAGGAGTTGTTAAAATTCCCCACCAATGTAACGGATTTAAAAGTTGTTCCTAGCATTAGCACATTACAAGAAACTAAGGTTTCTACAGCGATTGGCGCTAAGGATATCTATGACCGCAACTATTCATCGAAAACTGGTGTGCCATTGTCGCACCCGCTCGAACTAATGACGCTAATTATGAATGAGAACTCTTGGGTTGACCTTGGAATTAAGACCATTGCATCCTCGTGTGCTTCCTCAAGTCCTCTGTTCAGGATTTTTAGTAAGGCTAACGGTAGGAATAAACTGAAGGCTTCCAATTCACGCAAGGAGGCTTTGGAAAACATCCTTGCATTTCCGAATCCTCATCAAACTGGTTACGAAATGTTCCTAACTATTTTCGAGAACCTTGCTGGATATGGTAATGCTTATGTCCAGATTATTCGTACCAAGGGTGGCGAAATTCACTCATTGTACACGCTGCCACCTGAAACAATTAGAATCATTCCCTATATTGATAAGTATGGTATTCTTCACTGTGCTTATTATCAGAAGAATGTATTAAGGCCAAAGGATATTGATATCTATTTAGAGAGCGAGATTATTCACTTTAAGGATACTAACACTAAGTCATTCTTGTATGGTATGCCGCGCATTTATCCGTTAATCGGCCATATTACAGCTAATACTCATTCTATGCAGGCAATCAATAGTTGGTTTGAAGAAGGATTTGCTGGAGGCGCAATCTTCAAGATGGATGCTGATGAATTAGTAGCACAACGCAATAGAGAGTTCTTAAGGGATCACTACGCCGGCGCAATGAACTACGGCAAGATTCTATTGCTAGAAGGTTCAACTGAATTAGTATCTGATGGTAACAAATATATTGGAAATATCAAGTTTGACGAAATGGCTGCAATTGGACGTGACACAATCCTGTCCTGCATGGGTGTGCCATTATCAATGGCTGGTGTTCGTTCAGATGCCGGTATGGGTAACGCTGAAATCGTTGCTTCAGAAGAAAAGGCTTTCAAGCGCAATACTGTTGATCGCTACCATAAGATTGTATTCGGTAAGTTGCAGCAGAAGTTAATCCGCGAATTTTTAGAAGATAAAGATTTGATGATTGAGCCGGGTACACTTTCCAAGTTCGCATTAAAGGATTCAATTGAAGCTGTTAGGGCGCTTGGTGAAATTGGTGTCAGCATTGGCGAGGCGCGTGAAATGTTGGGCATGCGTTCGCTTGAAATCGAAGAAGTCAATAAGACCATGGTTATCAGAACTAATAACGGTCTTGTAAGATTCGAAGATGTTATCGGACTAGATCCTGAAACTGGTGAAGAGGTTATGACGTTGGTAGATAAGTCAATGC